GGCAACCATGAAGGGTTTCGCTTCTCTTTCAAGACTCCTGATCACTGACATGTTTCTTTGGAAGTTGCCTCCGTGGAGTGGAACGAAGTGCCAACCATCACGCCGAACCGCACTAATTTGCTCAGCATCACGCTGGGTCGGGACCACCACAAGTCCGTTCCCAGTGTGATTGGCAACATGGTAGTCAGCAATCCTGGAGACCCAGTTGTCTCCCCCCCACTCAATTGGCAGATCCCGATCGTCGATGGGCCTGTTTGATGAGCACACCATCATGTCTTCACCGGGTTTCGTCGCCGTTAGCAATATTCCAGTAGTCGAACCTTCGCTGGCTCTTTGATGTATTAAGGCGCGCAGAGCACAACATTCTGGTGTCTCGCTGTGCGCCTCGTCCATTATGTAAGCATGGTATTTGTGGCGCGTCGGGTTGCGGAGCAATCTGCTCATAAGGGTGGAGTGACACATCACTGTCACCTGGTGTGATCCAGGCTGAGTCATGTCAGAGACTTCAAATCTCACGGCTGGGTTGTCACTCACGACTCGTTTCAGTTCAGCGGCTACAACTCTATTTGGTACGAGCACAACCGCTTTCTTCTTCTGCGCGATGCATTCCTTGATCAGCCTCGGGATCATGTGCCTGGTTTTTCCACTACCGGGAGGGGTGTTCACCCAGATGGCTCCCTGTCCTCCACCTTTCACGTTGGATATGGCACGAGCTTCGGCGTCTTGGTATTCGGGTGCATTCTCGGGACCGTGGGAAAGGACGGACACATATTTGCGCTCCTTATCGAAATACCCTGTCCCATACATCCCAACCAATCTACTCCCTTGGTAGATTGGGGATCCAGAGGTCCCTTTCGGAAAATCTTCGGTTATGGTTCTCCGCTTCCATGTATAGTCAAGGTGAGTGAGGACCACCTCCCCGGTGCGGGAGGTGACCACTATCCTCTGGTTATGGGCGTGTATTTCTAACTCGACTAGCAACTCTGGATCGCACGGCTCCATTTGCGAGCTCCCACCATAGGTAACGAGATCATGGTCTATGTAGATGCTGACGGGTGGCATCCACTTTCCTTCGTAGACGATGAGTTCACCCTTCGTGGCGTGGTAGGGCACGTGCAAGACACCATTCTTCACAGTTCCCACTCCACACTGTCGGGATGTAAATAATCCTTCGGTCTTCAGGAGATAGACCCCATCTTCAAGCCTTCCTTTGAATTCATCCTGGGGTATGTCTGAAAAGTTCCCCAAGAGCCCCTCTGATCGAAGTGCTGATGGAAGTGAAAACCAAGTTAGCGTTCCAAATAGTGCAGATGCCGTGGCTCCAAAGAACACTGAAAGGATCGCCAGGGCAACCATGACGTAGAAGGTTCCATCTTCCTCGACGTGCATCGCGAGGCTACCATCATATAGTATGTCTCCCGTGACCGTCTCGGAGGGTTCTGCCAGGGTGTGATCCACACGCTTCTCAACAAG